GCCAAAGGCACTGTAATTTTTGATAGTGTTGATATTGCCATTTAATTTGCTCCTAATCTATAAGTATTTATCAATCTTACAGTCCTGCTATTTCTCCAGTATTTTTAAGTCTTAGTGGAATGTATATAAACTCAACAGCCTTAACAGGTTCAATAGCAATGTCTAAGTGTAGTTCATTTCTATCAATTCTGCTAGGTGTATTGTTTGATTCATCACACACTACTAGATAATCATACAATGCTCTTTGTCCAACTAGTTCTAGTAATAAACTTTCTGCAGCTTGTTTAATTTCATCTCTTGTAATCTTATCGTTTGGTTCAAACAAATAAGGCTTAGCAAGTGTGTTTAATTGGCTACGTAGGTAGATAACAAGTCTTGCAACATTGATTCTGTCTAAAGAACTTGCAGCAAGTTGTCTTGTCTTCTGACCAAAAGCAACTAGTCCTGCACCTGTAATAAATGTTATTGGGTTAACTGCATTTGCGTACAGTGTATCTCTTTGCCCTTCGTTTAGTGCAATACTTACAAATTCGCCTTCATTGCTTATATAACCTGTAGAACTTGCATTAGTAATACCACCACGTCTTGTACCTGCTGGTGCAAACCATGGGAACGATACTTGATCACTTAGTGCAATGGTTCTCATCATCATATGACTTGGTGGAACAACAACATTGTTACCAAAATTATCACTTGTAAATCCACTTGGATAGTAAACACCAATGTATGGATCAGTTGTTACCAATCCGTCATCGTTGTCTTCTACAGCTAGTGCTTGGTTTGTTGCCCAGTTATTTAATGCTGTTGCATTCGGTAACAAACGGAATGGTGAATCACCAAGTACAAATGCTGTTAAACCTCTGTCATAGTTTAGTGATTTCATTTCACCTATAAGTTCTGGATAACCAGGACATGCCATTAGGTTAAACAATCTTGCTTCATCATCTCTAATATCTTCATTAGAGTTAACTAGTGCTTGTAGTCCTTGTACAACAACTTTACGTTGTGCTTTGCGTCCAAATGTGCCAGAACCATCTACTTGGTTAGCACTTTCAGTTACCCAACGATCTGCGAAGTAACTTGCCATAGTTTGTCCATTACCTGCACCGTAACGAGCATTGTTGCCTGCTGTATTAATGTAATTTCTCACATATTTCTTAACATTAAATCCGCTTCTACGCAAATTCCAAAGCAACATACCTTTTGGATATAGTGCTGGATCTGGTGAATCAGGATCAACATAATCGCTTTCCATTAATGCTGTTATATCTCCAGCTAAGTTGCTATTAGCACCTGCTGTGTTATAACGTACATCTGCAAATAGTATACCGTCTTCAGTAGTTTGATCGCCAGTATCAACTAGTACCCAGTTGTCTTCTGCATTTGCATTTCCTAAATCTGGGTTATATCTGTAAATTTTTGGATAGTTTTCAATATCACTTGTGTCTATCCAGATATCTCCAGTTTTTAGAGTAGTTCCGTCACTTTGAAGTGTTGGAACTGTTGCTGAAACAATAGGTCCGTTTGGATCTGGTTGATCTGCTGCTACACCGCTTGCATAGTACGGACTTGCTGTTGAACTTTGACCGCTTGACCCGTTATACAATAATCCAACAAATTCACTACCATTGTGTACTAGGATATCTACTTCGTCAACAATTGAATTGTACCAAAGTCTACCGTCTGCTGTTTTTGCAGTAACTTCAGTATCACTTGCTGTGAAGAATCCTGTACCAGTATCAGTTGTTGGTGTCCAATGAGTTGCTTGTAACTGTTTTGGACTTGTAGAACTTGTAGTACCAGGTACATAAACAAGATTTTGTATTCCAACACTTGCACTTACATATGGCACAAATCCTGCTGCTGTTAAAACACCATCTGTATCAACAAAACGTATTTCACCACCTAGTGCATGTTGTATAATAACTTTGTTTTGTGGATCAACTGTTGCTGTAACATTGGTAATGTTTGCATCATTAATTGCACCTGCTAATATACCTGCATCACTTGCTGCTCCTGTATACGCACCGGTAACTGTGACTGCTGTTTCAAAAGCAGCACTACCATTATCTGTGGTTTGCACAGTAAAAGATTGTGATCCTGAACTAAATGTTCCAGTTACAATTTTTACACCTGTTACTGTTGTTGCACCAATAGCTCTTCTACGCTGTGGTCTTAGTGTTGCCAATGGACTGTCATCTCCAGCAACATTGCTTTCAACATACAAATCACCTTGAGATAAATTAGCACCACCGCCAACAATATCTAATTCATATAATGCTGTTTGATTGTTTGCGTGTATTGGAGCACTTATTGTTTCCCAAAGCTCTGAGCTTGCATTCCATTTTTTAATTGATATGCTAGCGCCAAGATTTGGTGTTGTTGTTTTTAGCCAAATACTTCCTGTTGGTCTTGCACTAATACTTGTTGGTATTGGAAGTCCAGGAGCACCACTAATTGTGTCTCCAATTTTCCATTCCGGAATACCTGTGTGCTTAGAAATTTGTAGCGCAGGTGGAAAATGTGTTCCTGATAAAATTCCTAGTTCGGTTAATCTATCTGCATCGCCTTTGATTTCAATTTCACCGCCTGTGGATGAATCACCGCTTGCTGATGCTGTTCCGTCACTGTAAATTTCAAGTTTTAAATCTACTGCTGCCGCAGTTACACCTGGAATAGTTAATCCGTTAATTGTGCTTGCAACATCAGTAACAGTATCTGAACTGTTAATAGTAACGCTTGTTCCATTTATGATAATTGCTGCTGTTGCATTGAATGTTGGGTTACTTGCAGTACCTTTGATTGTAGGCCAGCTCTTTGTCCACGGTTCACTTCCTACTAATACCCAAGTTCCTGATGTATTTCTGTACCAAATTTTTAAAATAGTAGATGTTGCAGTAATCGCATATGATCCAACAGAACCTATTGCGTTTGATGGACGTCCTGTTCCATCTGCCGCTGTACCGTCGATACCGTTAGTTGCTAAACTACTGTCTGACATTTCGGTTGTATCAGTAACTACATATGGCACTTTGTTTGTAAAGTTCTGACCACCGTTTACAACACTCTTACCATTCCATTCTTGGATTCCCCATAATGAATTGGCAGTGTCTAACCAATAAGTTCCATCTGCTGGATCAGCCGCAGGTGCTGTTGCACTTGCTTCGAGTTGACCTAGATCTACGTCAGCTCTGACTACCCAAGCTCTATTGGCAACACCTAGATATGAATAAGCAGCTTGTAAGCCGTATTCATTTAATTCGCCGCCGTGTATTGGATTGTTGTTATTGTCTACCTGGAAGATTGGATCTCCGAAGGTATCTGCTAAATCTCGTTGTGAAGTTAACAGGTAAGGTGTACCTGCATTCGCTGCTAGTGTTCCTGGTGCTGTGCCAGTTGCTGCAGCATTACTTTTGTTACTTTTAGTTGCAACAAAAATCATTGGAGTTGTACCCGGTTCAGCTGGGGTATAGAAACTTTCGTCTATTACGCTAACCTGTACGCCTGGTGATACT